GTAGATGCTGGTGAAGAAGATTTAGACTTGGATTTAGACTTAGATATGGACATGGAAGAACCTGAAGGTGAAATGGCTGAAGGAGATTCTATGAAAACTATAGTTGATGAGTTATTTGGTGAATCAAAAGTAGATAAAGTTTTATCAAAATACTTTGTAATAACTGAAGAAGAAAAACAAATCACTGAATCTAAAAAGATTAAAAAATTCTTAACTGAAAAAGTTAAAAACATTACAGTTAAAAAAGAAATAAAGAGACTATCAGAAACTATCGAACAAGAATTAACTTCTGAGTTCTTAGTTAAAGAAAATGATAACATCAAATTCTTAGGAAAAACAAATAAAAACAATTTGGTTTTTGAAGCTGATGGTAAACAATTTAAAGTATCTCCAAACGGTGAGTTACTATGAATTTAGTTTATGTAAATGAACTAGGACCCAATTATAAGGGTGATAACATATATGAATTCATCTTTTCAGATGTAGACGATGTATGGGGTGATGAATGGGATGCACAACCAGCAAATGGTAACCCTTCACCACCCCATATTCAGTTTATAAAGAAGGTGGGTGTATTAAGAAATTCAGGAATAGAATTACATTTAATACAAAATTCAGACTTCTTTGGTGTGTATGATGCGATTGACCGTGTTATTGCATTGGCTTGGGAGGATGAAGATAGTGAAGCCGTTGTAAATGATAAATTTACAAGGTTGGTTTTCCACTACGGTGAGAGTGTAAAATCAGTTGAAGATAAAATATATGAAAGAGACATTGTTTTGTCTTATGAAAAAAGTTTTATAGAAGATGGACACGAAGAATAAAATAATGGGATTACTAAAAGAGGGTTTTAAGTTAACCACTCTTAAAAAGTTAGACGAGAAACAAATTAACGTCCTTTATAAGAAAGTTGTAAATGAACAAGGTACCGCTAAAAAAGTTATTGACGCGGCGGCTGCTTCTGAAATGTTAGCAAATAATCTTGAAAAAGCTAGTGAAATGTTAGAGACTGATGAACTAAATGAATGGGGTTCTTCAGACCAAAACATTATGAACGCATCAATTCATCGTGATATGGGTGAACCTGAAACAATGCCAAGTCCTTTTGATGATAGATTAGAATCCGCGGCTCAAGAGGCAGTTGATTTCTATTGGGATGATTGGGAAGAATACGAATCAGACTATCATGGTTTAGTGGATGATGCAAAAAGAAGATATTTGAGAAGTTATTTCCCTGAGTACTATTCTGCTATGGTAAGAATGTTTGAACCCGTTAGAGATGTTGACCCTTACGATGTTGATATTGATTTAGATGGTGAATTGGGTGAAAGTCAAATATCTAATGATTTAGATAAAATGGCGGGTGTTGACCCTAATGAAGACCCAAATCCTGAAGGAAACGAAGATGGACCATCAAATTATGGAGTTAATTCTAAAAAAGATAAATCTATGAACGATGGAATGGGTATCGATGAATCTAAAAAGAAACCATCAAAAATGAAAACACCTATAACCACTTTAGGTATGTTTGAAGATGAGATAAAAGAAAAATTTCGTTCAAAAGCACAACAAGGATATTTCTTTGCAAAATGTGAAGAAGAAGGTTCAAAATCTAAATGGTGTGAATGGGCTCGTGAATTTGCCGATGACACTAAAGACTTTAGTAAGTTACCTGATAAGGTAGAAACTAATGAAGGTACTAAATGTTGGAAAGGTTACGAAAAGAAAGGTATGAAAACAATGTTTGGTAAAAGAGTTCCTAACTGTGTGAAAAAAGAAAGTAAAGAAGAAAAAGTTAGACAAATAGAAGAAACTATTGTATCTTTGATTAAGAATTACAAGAAACCTACTATGACTAAGAAAGATTTATTGGAAATGTCACCAGGTACTAAAGAGGCACCTGTTAAAACACCTACACGTACAAAACCTGATAGAAAGAGTCCTTATAAACCAAAACATAAGCCAGCCCCTAAGGCTAGTGGTGAAGTTGAGATACCAAGTTTCCTTAAATTTGACAACTTAAATATTACATTTAGAGATGAGTAAGAACGTAAAAGAACAAATCGAATATGATGGTCCTGAAAGAATGGACCCAGGAATTCAGTCAAAATTAGAGAAGGGTGAGACGCCAATGTCTGACAACCCTGCATTACCTCGTAAAGATGATGATGAATTTGATAATTCATTTGAACAACTTATTGCTTCTAAAAGATTTAAGGATGTTGTTGAAAAGGTAAAAAGATATACTGGTGTTCAAGAGGTCAGTCAAAATCAACTTATGAACTTGCAAATGATGATGATGCAAGCGGTTCAAAAGGTAAAACAGATTGAATCAAACAACGAAGGTTATTTGGAACAATTGGCAGTTGATTTAGTAAAACAAGAAATGTCACTACCTGACGATGCCTTCCAATACGATGTGGAGTTAACATCTATGCCAGGACAAATTGATATGTCGGGTATGAAAACAGACTCAGAAGAATTGGATGATGAAGATGTTGTTGAACAATTTGGTGTTTCTGAAGATGAAGCTGAAGATGATTTAGAAAACTTCATGGCAGCTTTTGAAATGTTTGATTTAGAAAAAGCTAAAAGACGTTTTATTAACTCACTAATTCAGGGAGCATCTAAAAAAGGACACTACATGTTCCATTTAGTTGAAGAACAATTAAACACCATTAACCCTGAGTTGTTAAATCTTTATGGTGTGTTAATGTCTATTAATGATTTATTGTATTGGATTTTACCTGACCAAATGGTTATGAACGCAGCACAAAGTGGACAAGGTATGGAAGGTAAAGAAGAAGTTGACGAAACTACTGACCCACCAACAATTAAAGCCAAGGGATTATTCTTCCCTATTTTGGTTCACGAACTTGTGAAGGGTGTATATGAGGTAATGGGTACTCAAGGATTACCTGACGACCCTAAAGCTGCCGATATGGTAATGAGTCAAACAGATACTCTACCTTATGAGATATGGGATTTACGTTTAGGACCTGTTATTTGGGAGAAGTTTACTCAAGCATATCCTGATAAGTTATATGAAGACGATATGAGAGAAATTCAAAATTATTTATTCTCTCGTTTCTCAGCACTTACAACTGAAGAATTTTTTGAGGTTGCTAAGATGATTTTATCAGGTTCAGATGAAGGAAAGAAGATTGTATCCAATATGGTTGATGAAATCATTGAAGAGTTGAAAGCTGAAGATTATGAAGATGCGATGTCTCAATTTGATGATGACGATGAGGACGATGATGACGGTCTTGCAGGTTTCTTGGGTGATTTAGGTATTTCTTTATCATAAAATAGAATTATTATGTATAGATGGGTTTATCACGTGAACAAGCTTTATTGGAATACGCCAAATGTGTAAAAGATACTCCTTACGCATTAAAAACCTATCTACAAACTTACGATAACACTCAATCACAATACGTTCCGTTAGAATTATTTCCTGACCAAATTAATCTTATTAATGATTACGACACTTATGAGGAAAATATCGCCTTAAAGTATCGTCAAGCGGGTGTATCAACAGTTACCGCTGCGTGGTCATCTAAAAAGTTGGTTACCGCCTCTAAAAAGAAACCTGAGAAAATTCTAATCATTGCAAACAAATTGGATACCTCAATGGAGTTTGCAAATAAGGTTAGGTCTTTTGTTGACCAATGGCCAGCATGGTTTGGTATCACATTTTCTGCAGAGAAAAATTCACAACGACATTTCAAACTATCAAATGGATGTGAGGTAAAAGCTGTTGCAACATCTAAAGATGCACTTCGTGGTTATACCCCTACAATCCTTATTTTTGATGAGGCAGCCTTTATTGATGCGGATGATGACTTCTGGTCTGCGTGTATGGCATCACTTTCTACGGGTGGTAAAGTAATTGTAATATCTACCCCTAACGGATTTGACCCTATCTATTATACCATTTACGACCAAGCTTTAAGAGGTATGAACGATTTCAAAATAACTGAAATGTTTTGGTATCGTGACCCTCGTTATGCGAAGGACTTCAAACTCATTAAGTGTAAAGACATAGTTCATTATTTACTAAACCGTGAGGATTATAACGACAGTGAAATCACTATAGATTATTCTAACGTACATCCTCGTGAAAGGAACTATGAGGAGATTAAAGAAAAATTATTAGATGGATACAAAGCTTATTCTTCATGGTTCGAAGGTATGGCTAAGAAACTTAAATTCGATAGAAGAAAAATCGCACAGGAATTGGAATGTAACTTCTTGGGTTCAGGGGATAACGTTATCCCAAATGAAACGATTGAAGTTATTAAAGAAAAATTTATAAGAAAACCTGAAAATAAATTTATGGGAGGTGCCTTATGGCAATGGAAAGAACCTATTCAAGGTCATAAATACATTATGGGTATTGATGTTTCTCGTGGTGATAGTGAGGATTTCACGACATTTACAATTATAGACTTTGACGAGAGGGAACAGGTATTGGAATACTTAGGTAAGGTACCACCTGACGTTGTTGCTGAAATTGCATTTAAATGGGCAACAATGTATAATGCATTTATTGTTATTGATATCACTGGTGGTATGGGTGTTTCCACATCACGTAAACTTCAAGAAATGAACTATAAAAATTTATATGTTGAAGGAGTAAACGCCGCTGATAAATGGAAGTATAATCCAAAGGTAAATGAAAAGATACCAGGGTTGAACTTTAACAGTAAACGTGTTCAGATTGTTGCAGCCTTTGAGGAGTCCTTAAGACACAACTTTGCAATTCGTTCTACAAGACTTTTAAACGAGTTAAATACCTTTGTCTATGTCAATGGTAGACCTGACCACCAAAAGGGTCAACACGATGACCTTATCATGGCAATTGCTATGGCAATTTATGTGGGTGAGAATTCATTTACACAATTAGAGAAAGTTACCGAACAAACTAAAGCCATGATGGAAAGTTGGATGGTTAATGAAACACCAGTTAAGAATACATCTAATGATTTTAATCCAGGTGTACCTGTATTACCTGGTGGGGTTAATCACCATAGGATAAACCGTGAAGCCACGAAACAGGATTATCAAAACAACTCGTGGTTATTTGGAAGATTTTAATTATTTAGTTTAATTCAAATAATGTTACTATTTATCTAAAAAAGGAGCATGGCAGAAAATTATACAATATGGCAACGTCTTACTAAGGTATTCGGTCCCGATTCAACATTGGACCAACAAGCCCCTGTTTTTAAGTTTGATAAGAAAGAACTTTTAAAAACACCGAACAAGCAAGAATACGAAAGGGAGAAGTTACAAGCACAACAAACTTTATATCTTGGTCAACAATGGCAGAAGATTGAGAACAACTTATACACTCAAGCTGTTTATTATGAACCAACAAGACTGGCGTCTTTTTATGATTATGAGAGTATGGAGTATACTCCTGAGATTTCTGCAGCCCTTGACATTTACTCAGAAGAATCAACAACAACAAATGAAGACGGATATGTATTACAAATTTATTCAGAAAGCAAACGAATTAAATCAGTCCTTGCTGACCTATTCAACAATAGACTTGATATCTCTACTAATCTTCCTATGTGGACAAGAAATACTTGTAAATATGGGGATAATTTTGTCTACCTCAAATTAGACCCTGAAAAAGGTGTGATGGGTGCTCAACAATTACCAAACATTGAGATTACTCGTCAAGAAAGAGGTATGAAGATTAAGCCCGAAAGGAATTCATCTGATACTGACAATGACTCACTTAAGTTTTTATGGCAAAATAAAGATTTGGCATTTAATACGTGGGAGGTTGCTCACTTTAGATTATTAGGTGATGACCGTAAACTTCCTTATGGTACATCTATGTTGGAGAAAGGTAGAAGAATTTGGAAACAACTTATCCTTTCTGAAGATGCTATGTTAATCTATAGAACATCGAGAGCACCTGAAAGAAGGGTGTTTAAAGTATTCGTGGGCAACATGGACGATAAAGATGTTGAACCGTATGTACAAAGAGTTGCCAATAAGTTCAAACGTGACCAAATTGCTGACCCAAATAATGGTAATGTTGACTTAAGATATAACCAAATGGCGGTAGACCAAGATTACTTTATCCCTGTTCGTGACCCTAACGCTCCAAACCCTATCGACACTTTACCAGGTGCACAGAAC